TTTTCATTTGATATAATTGCAATTATCTGGATATAAATATATGCATATTCTTGAGGCTTAATATTTTTTTCAGATAGTAGTCCATTTTCTTCTTCTTCTTTAATAATTTGTTTTTTCTTTGCTCTTTTTTGTAAAGATTGTTTAATATTTGCTATTTCAAAAGCAGGAATTTTTATTGGATCTACAGATTTTTCTAAAGAAGGAGATTCTAATCCTTTTTTACCTAATGGATCTCTACTAAAATTACCTTTATCAGATCCATAATTTTTTGGATCCTCTACAGGACGTCCTGGATCTTTTTCATCATACCCAGAAGGTACTTGAGCAGGTCCTACTGCTTTATCTCTTTTATTACCATATAGTGATGCTAAATCATGAGGAGTACCATAAGACACACCAGATTCTGCAGGGTCATTTCCTTCATTTTCAATTTGAGATAATCTAAATCTTTCCATAGCATCTTCCATCATTTGTTCTTTTTCTAAATTATATTCATCAGGAGATAAACCAAATATATTTTCATAAACCCAATCTTTACTAAATACTTTTTTATCTATTAAATCAGCTCCTACACTTGCTTTAGATGTATATAAATCAATTTTTTCCTGTTCATATACAATAGAAGGTACAGTTAGTTCTAATGAAAAATCTACTAATTGTTCATCTGTAAATCCTTGTGAATATAAATGTACTAATGCTATTTTAGTTAGTTCTGATTCTATTATTCTTTGAATACGTTCTACCGTACGAGCAAATCTTATATCCATACCTGCTAAAGTTGATTTTCCTTCTACTCCATCATCATATCCTAAAAATGGTTTTGGAATTTTTAAAGCAGCCATCATTTTTGATTTTAAATATTCAATATCATTAGTACCATCATAATCTAAACCTTTAGCTGTATCTATTCTAGTTGTAGCATCATTACCTCTAATAGGGATATAAAAATCTTCTGTCATATTTTGTACATTAAATTTAAGATTATAATCACCTGTTTGTTGGTCTATATAAGGAGTTTTTTTCATTTTATTAGCAGTATCTGCCATAAATTGTTCTACTTGTTCTGGAGGCGTAGCACCTATATTAACATAAAATACCCTTTTTTCAGGAGCCCTCATTATTCTATGGATTAACATTGCATCTTCCATTAACATTAATTGTTTAAATACTTTACGAGCGGGTTCAAGAAAAGAACGTCCATAAGGTAAATAATTAGAATCAGTTAATAATCTAAAATGAGCTACTTCATAATTTTCTAGTGTAAATTGGTCTCTTCTTATAGTATTTGTAGCTCCACTAGCTAACCCATTAGGATCAAGAGTAAATTTAGTATAAGAAGGATTATCTGGATCTGTTCCTTCTTCTCTTACTACTTCATAAACAGATAAAGGAATAGCATTATATACCCCATATTTTTCAGATACTTCCATTTTAAGATAAAAATCTCCATATTTACACATACTTCTAACCCATGTACCTAAATTAAATTCTATATTTAAAACATCATAAAATAAGTTTTGTAAAACTTTTCTTACATTTTCATTAGATGAATTAACATTAAGGACACTACCATATTCATTTCTATTAGTACATTCATCTGATATAATATCTAAAGCAGCTGCTATAATAGGGTCATGATCCATAGCTTCATAATCACTATAAAGCTGCAACCTCATTGATTGGTAATTAAGAGTTGGATTATATTGTAACGAAGATCCTACAGGTTTATGTAAACGTGTAAATCTATCATATAAAGAATTAGTAGCTAGATTTCCATATTTTTGGATTCTACCTGTATCCATTATTTTTAATTGTTTTCCCCCAACGTTACGAATTATAACATCTGCTGAAAATAATCTTTTTAATCTTGTAAATAAACTAGTATCTGCCATATTGTTGTTTTTTAATACATATTAATCAAGGAGCCAAGTCAAATCTTGTTCACCATGTCGTCCTAAATCTTGAGACCAACCTGCTGATTTTTTACCTATACCTTTATTAGTAAAAATAGCAGGGGTACTTTTACCCCAATTTTTTAAAGCTGCATTTGTTATATCTAATCCTTGCTGTGCAAATTTTAATGCTGTATCTCTAACATAACAAGAAGTTGCTAAAGACATTATTAAATCATCATTATATCCTGTTTGTGCTTCTGCTCTTCCATTTTTCCATATAAAAGTACGCATTTCTTCTAAAGTTCTTTTTCCTTGTATTATAATAGATTTTTCTCTTAAATATGCATCTAATTTTCCTATAGTTAATGGTCTTGTTTTCATACTCATTGTAAATCCAGGTACCATTTTTGTAGTATCTGTTATATCATAACCTTTAGATAAAAAAGCATCTGCGTTTGTAGCTGCGTCTCCTTTAGGAGAATAATATAAATTATTATAACCTTTATCTATTACTATTTGTATAGTATTCCATCCTATATTTGCATTTTCAATTACAAGTAAAGCATTATTATATTCAGTAGCTACTGCAACTAACATATGTCCAAATTCTTTTGTACCTATTTGACTTTTAAATTCACCTATTTGTTTACATTCTTCTATATCAATAATATGAAAAGCAGAATAATCTTGGCTATCTCCTCTAGCTACGTCTGCTACTACCATATATTTTCTAGTGTAATCAGGGTATTCCCAAACATAAAAATTTCCTTGTATTCCTCTTTTTTCTACAGGATCTGCAGCATATGTTTGATCGTAATAATTTAAAAGATCAGGATTAAAAACTATATTACCTGAGGTTGTAAAATCACAATCACATTCTTGAGCAGCCATTCTTAACCCTAATTCATCATCCTGTTTTCTTCTCCATTCTTCATTTCTTTCAGGATGTACTGTCCATGGTAGTCTAATAGGAGTAAACCCATTAGTTCCTTCTTCTGCTTTAACCCACATTCTATGAAAAAAGTTACCTGTACCGTTTGGAGTAGATAATACTATACTTTTACCCCCTGTTGCTAATGTTTGTTGTGATGAACCCCATATTTCTTCTATTCTATTTTCTTCAATAAAAGCAGCTTCGTCAATTATTAGCAAAGAAATTGCTTCTGATCTACCAGCATCACTTGCTGCTGATACTGCTTTAATTTGAGAACCATTTTTAAGCCGAAGAGCTAATTTATTATTTTCAACAAAACCTAATTTTAACCAAGAAGGTAAACCATCATACATAAATTTTACTTTTGTTACTAAGTTTTTAGCTGTATCTTGTTTAGTTGCAACTACAAGTATTGATTTGTCTTTTTGAAAAATCATCATATGTAAAGCTATACCTGCAGATAAGGTAGAAATACCTAATTGTCTTGATTTAAGTATTATACTTCTATCATTTTTGTTAAGTAGATTTAATACTCCTTCTTGGAATTTATATAAATTAAATTGAATACGACCTCTTGTTGGGTGTTGAATCCAACAATATTTTTTCATAAAATATACAGGATCACCAATACATTTAACATATTCTTGTTTTATTATTTGTTTAAGATTTTGTTGAGCCATACATTAATACATATTATCTAAAACCGATTTTATCCGATTAACTCTATCTTCTGTAGTGCCAGATATATTCATTATTATACATTGATCTCTATGTTCTGATATTATTTCTTTTATTTTATCATCAATATATACTCTATATCTTTCATTTGTTTCTCTAATACCATTATCTTCTATAGGTATAGAAAGATCATCTATGTAAAAAATAACACTATATTCTTTTATAAGATGTTTTAGTGTATTATTTAAAGTATTTTTTTCTTCTACATTCATAGCTTCAGATAAAGCACAAAAAGCCATAACATCAATTATAGTTCTATCTGTTATCATTTTTTCTTGCATTAATTCAGCTGATCTTTCAGCTGCAAATACAAGTTGTCCTTTAAATGTTGAGTCTGTATTTAAAGGTATTCCCAATGAACTTAAATATTTACTACGTTCTGTAGCAAATTTATAATCCTTAAATATAGCTTCTTTTTTTAATGCATTTACTAATGTAGTTTTACCTACACTCATTGTTCCACATAAACCTATTTTCATATTAAAATCTTGCTGTTTTTACTGTTGATCCTGATTGTTTATACCAAGGTAATCCTTCTCCAGATTTTTTTATTTCTTTCCACATTTCAAAATCATAAAGAATACCATTTAAATAATATTCTTTTTTCTTTTGTTCTTTATTGATTAAAGCAGGACCTTCCCAACAATGTAATTTATTTTCTCCATTTATTTCTAATGTAAGAATAGTTGTTTTAGATCCATCTTCTTCAATTCTACTTAATTTTCTTGTTCTATACTTTTTTT